CCCCGCGGGCCTCTAGCCGCAATGCGCGGCTACTCAAGACATACGGCCTCACAAACGAGGATTACCGAACTCTCTTTGAACATCAGGGCGGGGTTTGTGCTATCTGCCTAGAGTCACGACGTACCAATCTTGCCGTTGATCACTGCCACAAAACGGAAGCGATCAGGGGCCTTTTGTGTGCCCGTTGTAACGGGCAATTGCTGGCCCGTGGGGCAAGAGATAGGCCGGAAGTACTAAGGCGTGCCGCCGACTATCTAGAAAACTATCCGGCTGATAAGGCCCTGGGGCGCAGATACACATTCGACAAACAGGAGGATAACGAGGATGGCTAACAATATCGTTTTCAAGGTTCACGCTAAGGCGACTTATACAGAGCAACCGCTAGACGGATTTGGCGGGCAGAAGCAGACCATTTCCCTGGATAGCCTCCGTGCCTTTATCGGTGAGGTGGAGGACGTTACCGGGATTCTCGATAACCCGCTTATCTCCGTGGACCACACGGGCCTTACGTACGAGTATGAGGAGAATTAAGCATGCCCCGTAAGAATGGCAACACCACTAAGGCCAGTAAGCGTCAGGCGCGAATTGATCGGGCCCGTTACGGTAATGAGGTTAATGATCCGGAGGCCTGGGAGCGTTACGCACGGAACATGATGGCAACCTATCCGGAGTATTACGCGGACTCATGGACGAGTGAGACGGCCCAGGAGGGCCCCAATACGGGGGACTAATGGAACCGGCAGACAAGCCATCCATTAAAGAGCTACTAGAGCACTACAACGCGGAACACGTTAACGACCGGGGCTCCTGGGCCCCGGTTAAGTGTCCCTTTCATGATGACCGTTCCGCTAGCGCGTCCGTAAACACGGGCCTGAACACTTTCAAATGCCATACCTGCGATTTTGGCGGGGACAGTTTCGCGCTCGTAATGTGGAGGGAGAATATCCGTGACTTCGGTAGTGCCATCGAATTCTGTGAAAGAATTCTTGGAGGAAGCTACGGCGGGATACAACAGGGCGATAAAGGGAAACGCCGCCGCAGAAGCGTTCTTGACGAAGAGGTTCGGGCCCCTGTGGCAGGACAGCGCTCGATTCTTTCGGCTCGGCGTCGTCGCCGACCCATTGCCGGGTCATGAGCAATACCGGGGAATGCTAGCCATTCCGTATGAAGCCCCTTACGGGGTTTTGGGAATGAAATTCCGTTGCCTCCAGGACCATGACTGTAAGGCGGTCCATAAGACCCGTTACCTCAATCCGTCCGGCAATGAACTTAGGCTCTTCAATACGGCAGACCTATTCCGTAACGAGGAATACCTAGCCATTTCGGAGGGGGAGATAGACGCGATTACATCGCATCTTGCCGGTATTCCCACGGTAGGCGCCCCGGGCGCAACAAGCTGGAAACCCGTATTTACCCGAATGATCCGAGGCTATAAGACCGTGTATATCTACGCAGACAATGACGATGGCGGCACGGGCCTAGAAAAGTTTGCGGAACCGTTGGCCGCACTCATCACAAACGCTCGTGTAATCCTCCTGCCCGAGGGTCACGACGTTAACTCGTTTGTTCAGGAAAACGGCTACGATGCACTTAAGGAGCTAATAGGTGTATAAGGTTTTCGATAACGCAACCTACGTCCCGACGGGTGAGCCCGTGGTAATCGCAGAGATTTATTTTGATAACCCAAAGTCAAGTCCCTATCGGGTCCTTTTCAAGGACGCTAACGAAATGTGGACTACTGCGGATAACCTCGCTCCCGTCGCCCCTAAGGGCCCCGCCGCTACGGCGGGGGAGGCCCTAGTAAAGGGTGAGCGGCAGAACGATTACGGGGACCCGGACGTTTCCTTTAACCGCATCGCAAAGCTTTGGTCGGCTCACCTGGGGGTGAACGTCACTAAGCGGGATGTCGCCCTAATGATGATCCTTATGAAGGTATCGCGCGAAAAGAGCGCGCATAAGGAGGACAACCTAGCGGATATTGAAGGCTACGTTTACTGTGCCCGAATCCTTAAGGAGGGCGACTAGTGTTCCCTAAGCAGGAATTCACTTGCGAGGAAAACCCCGGTAATGATGTCCTCACCGTAGCGGAAAGCAACTATGACGTTGACTCGGTTTACGTCACAGCCTCCGAACATAACGGCGCCGGAGTCATGACCCATCACATCGGATTCTTTCTAACCCCCCATGACGCGGTCCTCCTGGGAGGCCGCCTAATGCGTGAGGGCCTTATCAAGTATCAGAAGGGGGCTAAGTAATGGCACGTGAATGCCAGGAAACGCTTACGGTCGGACGCTTCCAGTTGTGCTTTATCCATTCAGGCGATACCCAGTCGGTATCCATTCAGGACGAGCACGGCGACGAAATCGCCTATGACGAGATTACCTACTATGAGGCCGCAGGTTTGGTCGAATTTTTCGAAGGAGCGTAATTGAAGCACGATGCTAAGAACCCCTACACGGTAGCCCTTATCCCTGATACTCACGTCCCGGAGCATCACTCGGGCGCGGTAAAGAATATCGGAGCATTCCTTAAGGAGACTGTTCCTGCCGGTGTTGTCCACACGGGTGATTTCCTTAACCTGGACGCTCCTAGCCGCTGGTCTAAGGGCACCATTAACGAGTTTGCCGGTGGCGTGCACGAGGAACGGGAAAAGGGTAAGCGCGTCCTGGACTTTTGGCGGTCCTGTTTCCCCGACGGGTATTTCGGTCTCCACCTCGGTAACCACGATATCCGCATTAGCGCCTACCTTAAGAAGTATGCGCCCGCCGTAGCGGAAATGCCGGAATGGCGTTATGACGCGCTCTTGAATCTGCCCTCTTTCGGCATTGAGGTACGGGACAGCATCCATAAGGTTGCCCCGGGCTGGGTTACCACCCATGGCGATAACTCGGAAATCCGCATGACGCAGACGGCAGGAGGCACGGCCTATAACGCGGCCGTCAAGTATGACCAGAACGTTGTGTGTGGCCATACGCACCGCGCGGGAATCGTCCAAACCTCGCACGGGTACGGCGGTCGAATGCGTCAGAAGATTGGTATGGAGATTGGCCACATTAGCGATATGCGTAAGGTGAGTTACCTCGGTACCGGTTACGCAAACTGGCAAATGGCGTTCGGCCTCCTCCACATTTCCGGTAACCGTGTTCAGCCGGAAATCGTAATGATGGCAAATGACGGATCTTTCCTTTACGGAGGAATGCGGTTTGAGAACGGCAGTATTCGAAAGGCAGATAGCAAGTGACTTACACCCCTACGGAATTCCTCCCCCTCGCTAAGGCGGTTGCGCGCGGTTTCGCGCGTGACTGGCCCGGCATCGACCAGGACGACCTTACGGCCGAACTTTCCCTAAAGCTTGTCGAAAAGGCGCCATTCTTCGAAAAGACGACCGGTAACCTTAACGGCACCGTTGGGGCGTATCTCCGAAAGTATGCGGCAACCTATTGCGCTAAAGAGCGTTACCGGGCCGTTTACGGCACCCCTCACTACCTGTATGGCAGTGAGGAGGTAGCGGCCCTACTGGAGTCCTATTACCTTCCACGGGAGGCCTGGGCGGAGGCCGGTGCAACGGTCCAGTACGGCCGAGAAAAGGCACGTGACGGGCAGTCCACCGTTACCGCCCTGGTAGACCTGGACAACGGCTATCAGGGCCTCACGGAGGCCCAGGCGGCCACTCTCCGGTCTAACTGGGAGTACGGCCCCCAGGAGGCCGCCGACAGGGCCGGTAAGAGCCTCGCATCCTGGTCTAGGGCGCACTGGCGTGCCGTAGGCCGGTTGCGTGACCTGATGAACAATGAGCGCCTTACCGCGCTCGACGCACACACGGGCCCGGGGGCCCGAAAGCGCATGAGTAATGAGGCCGCACGATCGCTTACTAACCGATAGGAGAAAAAACATTGAAGAAGGACACGGCTAACACTGACAGTATCACCGACTGGTTTTATAACCCGAACCTTGCGGGACCCTCTATTGAGGAAAAGAAGCCCGGAAAGGCGGCTAATGCTATCGCGTACGTAATCGTATTCCTCCTCATCACGGGAATCGCGTTCCTTTGGTTCGGACTGTTCGCGGTCCTCATCCAGACCATTTTCGCTATCGGTATCATTAAGTCTTTCGCCGTCGCCGCCCTCTTTCACCTGGTCATCTATGTGATGGCCGCATTCCGAAACACTAAGTAAGGAGCACCAAAATAACTACAGAGATTAACTGGGGTCCCACCGGCCAGACCGTTTACGAAAGGACTTACTCTCGCCCTAAGGCGGACGGCACTAAGGAAACGTGGCCCGAAACGGTTACCCGTGTCGTTGACGGTAACCTCGGCCTAGTTCCCCCGGACGCTATCGAACCGGGGGAACGGGAAGACCTCATATCCTTCATGCAAGATTTCAAGATTTTGCCCGCTGGTCGGCATCTTTGGGCTAGCGGAGTTAAGGGGCGACAGTACCTCTTTAACTGTCACATTGCCCCGTGGGACGTTAAGCGTCCGGAACGGCATTTCTCCTTTGTGTTCCTCCGCCTCATGGAAGGCGGGGGCGTAGGGGCGAACTATTCGGACGACCGCCTAAGCGGCTACCCGGAGGTTGCTAACGTCCTAGACGTTCACATTGTGTGTGACCCCGAACATCAGGACTATGCGGCCCTAAAGAAGGCCGGTCTGCTGTCCACCACTTACACCCCCGATTGGGTGGGGGCCTATGAGGTAGAGGACTCCCGAGAGGGTTGGGTTACCGTCCTTGAAAACCTCATCTGTGACGCACACAATGCAGACCTAAGGCACCGTGCCAGAGTCTTTGACGTATCCCGTGTGCGACCCTCCGGGGCGCGTCTAAAGGCCTTTGGTGGGCGGGCCTCCGGGCCCGTCCCTCTCGCCCAAATGCTTAAGACTACCGGCGACATCCTGAACAGTCGGGGCAAGTATCACGGGACGCTAACCGGCATGGATGCTATGGAAATTGACCATGCCATTGCGGAATGTGTCGTTTCCGGTGGCGTAAGGCGTTCCGCCCGTATGGCTATGAAGCACTGGAAGGATCCGGACGTTATCGACTTTATCCGCTGCAAGGAGGATAGCGGTAAGCACTGGACGACAAACATTAGTGTCATTGTCGACCAGGAATTCATGGATGCCATTAACGGTGACCTGGGCCTAGAATGGCAGATGAATGCCGAACGCGTGATGGGCGAGACGGTAAACGGCATGCTGGTTAACGGTGAACCTGGTTTCTTCAACGAGACTCTCGCCCAGGTGGGCGAGGTTGACCCGATAGAGGCCACTAACCCGTGTGGAGAGATTCCGGGCCCTCAGATGATGGCCTGTTGCCTCGGACACGTGAACATGCAGGCTTTCGTGAACCGTGGCGGTACGGTCGATTATGGGGGCCTCAATAAGGCTCACAGGCTGGTAACCCGGTTCCTTATTCGTGCCACGTTCGGTGATTTCACCGATGCCGAACAGTTGGCCGTAATGCGTCGGGAACGGCGTATTGGAGTCGGACACTTTGGAGTTCAGGGGTTCCTGAATCTCCAGGGTATCCGGTACACGGAGGCCCCGGAGGACTGGGAATTTAAGGATGACCTCACGCTACTTTATGAGGTCGTCCGCAGGGAGGCCCGGGATTACGCGTTTAAGCTTCGGATCCCGGAGCCTATCAAGGTAACTACCGTTGCCCCTACGGGCAGCATCGCTAAATTGCCGGGCGTGCCGGAAGGTGACCAGGCTATTTACGGCCGATACTTTCTCCGACGGATCCGCTTTTCAGCGGTTGATCCTGAACAGATGGCACAGGTCAAGGCATATGAGCTAGAGGGTTACCACGTAGAGGATTGCATTTACGCGGCTAACACTAAGGTTGTCACCATTCCCACTAAGGATACGTTGGTTGCGGAAATGGAGGCCCGGGGCCTAGACCCGGATATTGTAGAGTCGCAGGACCAAATCAGTTTGGAACAGTCCATAGCTTTTCAGGCCATGTATCAGAAGTATTACGCGGATAACGCGATTTCCCACACGGTAAACATTCCGGAGGGCAGTGTTACCGCAGATGAGCTAAAGGCGGTACTAGTCAAGTATCTGCCACAGCTAAAGGGGACAACCATCATGGTTGATTCCTCTCGCCCTCAGTCTCCTTACGAGCGCATTACGCGTGAACAGTATGAGGAGGCCACGGTTAAGAGCGTAGCGGACGCTATTGATTTGGAGTGTGCAACGGGAGCATGCCCGATCCGGTAAAGGATCGGCGGGTTAAGTATCTCTCGCATTACGGGGTTCGTTTCTGTTGCGTTTGCGGATGGACGGAAACGGACCTCGTTTTGTCGGGGGATTCTTTCTCCGCTGAATGGTACGAGGAATGTCCTAACGGTTGCTTTGGAAAGGAAACATACGATCTTGCGTGTAACGCTAATCGCAAAGACGGAAGCTAATTACCTTAACATGATGGATGCCACGGATCACGAATATGATCCTGCGGTTTTCACTGAAGACGATCACAACCACATGGACGTAACAAACGACTGTGATTCGGTCCCCGTGTTCGGGGGCCGTGCCTGTTATCAGTCCTGGAATAAGCCCAGCATTCATACCGCAACGGAAATGGGCTATCTAAAGAACATCCTTGACCAGGGTCATTACAGTGTCCTAGAGCATTCCTCCGCCACATTCTATGTGACGGGTGTTAGCCGGAACATGACGCACGAACTGATTCGCCATAGGCACCTGTCTTACTCGGAACTTTCCCAGCGATACGTCGACATGGAGGATGCGCGAATGGTTATCCCTCCTGCCCTCCGGGAGGAGCATGCGGGCGGACAGACGGCCCCCCTTCCCTGGGCGCCGCTTAGGGACTATGAGGCCACCGTAAGGCGCCTCATGGCTTCCGGCCTTAAGCGAAAGCAGGCGCGGGAAGCGGCTAGGGCGGTCCTCCCTGGGGGGACCGAAACCCGAATAGTCGTTACCGGCAACATGCGCGCGTGGCGCGATTTCCTCAATAAGCGCTGGCATGTGGCGGCAGACGCCGAGATTAGAGAGTTTGCCGGGGAAATCCTTTTCCAGCTTAAGGGGATAGCTCCCGGATGTTTCCAAGATTTCGACAGCAACGATCCGATTGGAGGTTAGCTATATGGCTATTGTAGAAAAGACCGCAACCTATTGGGAATGTTCCATCTGTGGCATGCAGTATTCGTGGCCTATTGAGCAGTGCATGAATGCTAGTAACCCGGACCATCTTAACCCGCCCCCTCCGGGCGGTGAGTGACAATAGGTGTTAGTTCCCGTCCCGATTGGGACGAGTACTTTATAGGCATCGCCGAGGCGGTTAGCGAGCGCGCAGACTGCACCCGCTCAAAGGTGGGGGCGATCCTCGTACGGGATAATCGGGTACAGGCAACCGGATACAACGGGGCCCCTCCGGGGGCCCCTGGGTGCCTTACTGCGGGCGCATGCCCCAGGGGGAGGCTCACCTACTCGGAACAGCCTCCGGGAGGCACGTACGGCGATTGCATCGCTTTCCATGCGGAGCGAAACGCTCTGGAGGAGGCCGGTAGGCGGGGGAGCGTTAGATCAACCCTGTACATCACTCGTGCACCGTGCGCAGATTGTGAGGCCCGAGCGTGGGCCTCCGAGGTGGAACGGCTCGTTTGGAAAACCCCTATGGGCCTTATGGCCCTACGGAAATAAGAAAGGCCCCCGGCTAATGCCGGGGGCCTACTTCTGTTTATGCAGCAATGGAGCGGTCAACCAAAATCACGTCCCAGTGATACCGGCCTGCCTTAGTCATTTTGACGCCGAACCGGTCGGTCACACCAAGTTTCACAATCTTACCGGCCCATTCCTCCGCAATCTCGAAAGCCTTAGGCTCTGATGGTTGCCGAGAAATAACCTCCTCACGCTTAGAGGGACGGGTGAAGATGGATTCCTTAGCCATTGCGCATCACGCTTCCTATGGTGCAGTGGGTAACCGGCCGCCCTAATGGCCGGTCGCTCCAACACCCACATTAGAGCACACCCGCTGGGGGTGTGCAAGGGATGACCTGAGGGTTACTGCGGACGGCACCAACTCCCAAAGCCTGTAAGGAACTTGACAGGGCGTAGGTAAGTAAGTAAGTATCTATCCAGTCACCCCCGCGGGGGTGCCGGTAACCTACATACATACATACTCACCAGGGGGGATCAGTACATGATCACCAGCGACCGACCCGTACCGGACGATGCTGTCTACATGGGCCTCATGGGGCGCACCGTTAAGGCTCTCGCCCCCGGAACCGAAGGGGACCCCGTAGGCATCCTGGGAAGCCTCCTGGTCGGTTATTCCGCCCTAGTGGGCCCCCAGGCCCGGGTAAAGATTTCCGCCCTGGACAATCACCCCCCATTGGCCTGGGCCCTTTTGCTGGGCCGCACCTCGGACGGCCGTAAGGGTTCCGCCACGGGGGCCGCTAAACACCTCCTTAGAATGGTAGACGCGGAGTTTTACCGCATGTGCACCGTTAGCGGTATCTCGTCGGGTGAGGGACTCATTAAGGAAGTCGAGGATCCCTCCGAAGAGGATTTGGATATGGCGGATTCCCTGGGGGCCCTAGTGGGGGCCACCCTTGACCGCGATGCTCTAGTTGGGGATCAACGACGTTTCGTAATCGAAACTGAATACGCAAACCTTATGACCCGTTCGGCGCGTAGCGGTTCCCTTTCCGGCGTCCTCCGTCAAGCCTGGGACGGAGACGACCTTAAGACGCGCGTGAAGAGAAACAGCATGACTGCCACTCGTCCGCACATTGCGGTTTTGGGGCACATTAGTCCCGGGGAATTCCGGGACATGATGCGGGCAAAGGAACTTGCCGGTGGAAGCTATAACCGGTATTTGATCCTTCACGTCCATCAGGTGCAAAGCCTTCCCGACGGCGGAATGGTGGACGAAAAGGAACTTAAGGCATGTGCAAGGGAACTTGCCATTAATGCCGCACACGTGCGCGGTGAGGGCGATACGTTGATTGTCCGCACTAAGGACGCCGGGGATTACTGGAAGGATTACCTGTATCAGCTAATCCAGGACGAGAACCCGGAGGACGAGACTCTAGCCCAATTCACTGCCCGTAGGGCCCCGTACACGCTTAGGTTGGCGGCCCTGTACGCTATCGCGGACGGTAGGCAGCAGATTGGGGTTAAGGACCTTAAGGCCGCTAACGCGCTGTTTAAGTACAGCATGGAAAGCACCCTCTACACCCTTAAGCAGAGTTACGCCCGTAATGAGGCCCCGCCTGCCTCTAACCCGCTAGCGCGTGCCCTGTATGAGGCTGGGGATGATGGTCTAAGCATTTCTGAAATCCGGGACATTGTGGGTAAGGGTAAGCCTCGCCCCGAGATTGATTCCATGTTGGAAGGGTTGCCCGTCGACTCTAAACTAAGGCGTAACGACGTCGGACGGCCGTCTACGGTGTTCTACTGGGTAGGTGAAGAGGGCGCGGACGGATACGTTTAGCGGTTAGGGCCCCTCCGGGGGCCTTAGCCTGTGCCGGGATTTATCACGATATATCATCATAAGCTAACCCTAATCGGACATAAAGAAAGGGCCCCCTTTCGGGGGCCCTAATCTTTAGCGTTCCTTACGGTCCATCGTCCACCCCGGAAGCGGGATGCTAACCCGAGTCCATGTCTCCGTCCATTCCGGACAGTCAACCGTAACCCGGTCCACGTTATCGAACCGGTGAGCCTTAACCATGGTGTCCATTCCCAGGATTTCCAGGTCTTCCGGCGTAACCTCCACCCGGTTAAACCCGGGGCACCCGTCCACAGACAGGTTCTGAGTACCGGCCCACATGGTGACAAAAGCCAGGATCATCTTAGCGGCCATTGTTAGCGCTCCCTATTGAGTTAACTGTTGTGCCGGTTAGGTTTCCCTCCCGACAGAAAGAACATTACAGGGTTAGCGCGTTAGGCGCAACCCCTAACCCGTCCCTAATCGGAGGTTGCACACACCGTGGGGGTGTGCTTTAATAGAGCCAACGGCGGGGCCGATTAGGGCGGCCCCCCACTAACCCTAAGGGGTCCCAATGCTCGCTCTCGCCTACATCGAGGTCACTGCCCGCGCTACCGCCCTGGGCATGACGGGTGAAGGTGACTTCACCGTGTTTAGCGAGGATGGCTCTTACTCCCGTCGCTACAGCGACGTTTACGAGGGCATAGACACTGCCTGGGACATGCGCGAGTCGGGTTGCTTTGAGCCGGACTCCGTCATTGTTGAGCACGTCGTTTACTACTACCGGGATGAGGAGGAGACTCGTAACGTGCCGTTCTATGCGGTCCCCTCTAGCCGTGAGCGGGTAGACGGGTGGCGGGAAATGGCTTACGCCTGCTAGGCGCACCTAACCCCTTAGGGCCCCTTCGGGGGCCCTTTGGCGTTTCCCTGGTTAGGTGTTGCACACCCCTTAGGTGTGTGCTCTAATAGAGACATCGCGAGGGACCGATTAGGGCCGGTCCCTCCACTAACCCCTAAGGGGTAAGAAATGGCAGTTAACCTGTCTAAGGGAATCCTGGACTACACCTTTTACATGATGGCCTGCTCTCTCGTCCGACGGATTGAGGTTCTGACCCTCCCCACCGGGGTTGTCATTACCCGGTCTTACCCGTCCCTCGCTCTCGCGGCGGTTATGCCGGTACAGGTGAACCGGTTCCCGGGTCTTCACGCGGACACCGTGGCGGAGATTGTCCGCAGCGTTGACAGCGACATGATCATTGAGGAATACATCTGGGAGGACTAGCCTCCCGAACCCAGGGGGCCCCTACGGGCCCCCTGGGCGTGTCTGGGCACGGGGGGAGGCCGGACCAGGCGCAGGAGAGTCGTAGAGGGGCCCTGGAATAGGCCCAGGGTCTACCCGCGTTGACTGCGGCATGACTGATGACAGGTGCCGATTCCTAGTGTCCAAATGGCTAATCCGAACACTAAAGGACGGAAGTAAAAGGGGAGGCTGGGCCTACGGCTTTAGGTGCCACAGGCCTGCTAACGATCCCCCACACTCGCACCATGAGCCTAAGCCTAAGGAGTGCTGGCACGAGGGGGTTAGGTGCTAATGCCCGATTTGTGATGATTTATCATCTCATGGTGCCCGTTGGGCGAAATATTAGACATGCCTAACCGGGAAAAGACTTGAGGTTAGGGGTTGCGTTAGCGGGTTAGGGTGTGCCATAATTAAGACATCGAAAGGGGGAAGGGCCCCCGGGGAGGGAAACAAAATGAACACCAAGCTTAAGACCCGCAAAGAGGCTAACGGAACCTACTCCTGGAAGATCATCTGTTCGGACGGCTACGGCGCTAAGGGCCCGTGGACCGCCACGGAGGCCCGGAGCCCCTGGGGGGCCCGCGTACAGGGCGCCCCGTACCTTAAGCTGGAACTGGACGCCGATGCTTGGATGCGGGCGGAGGAAGCCAAGCACAAGCCCGGACGGCGCGGTTACTCGATGCTCGGAAAGTCGGAAGAGAGCTAACCCAGGGGGCCCGAAAGGGCCCCTTTCCTTTTGCCTCTAATCGGACATGTCGCTAATGTCTACTATGGGATGACTTATGATGATAAATCATCATAAAACGGTCTAACCGGATGTATACCCCTGCGCGACTTTTATCACGATAAATCCGGACATTAGGGGTTACCGCCTAACGGCTCAAACTAACTTCCCTAACGGGGGTTGCACACCCCTAACGGGTGTGCCATAATAAAGACATCGCAGGGAACGGGTTAGCAAAGGGGTTAGGGATCATGGGTTACGCAATCAAGTACAACCGGACCACGAACCACATCGCCGGTATCGCGGAGCGCAGCAAGGGAAGCGAATTCAACTACGCGCTTAGCGCCTGCCCGGTCCTCTCTCGGTCTTACAACCTCGCTACCTCCGGTAAGGAGATTGAGGACCTTAAGGAGGCCCTGGAGACCGCCCGTAAGCGCGGTGGGCGCAAGGTCTGCCGGAAGTGTGAGGCCGCCGCAGTAGCGGCCCTGGAAGCCCTGGAGACCGCCACGGAGGCCCCGCAGGAGACGGAGGCCCCGGAGGTTCGTAAGTCGGTACTCCCCGCCGTGCCCGTGGAGTACTGCCAGGAATGCGGCAAGCTTGCCAACCTGGACAAGCACACCTGCGAGGTTGGCCCCGTCCCGGCCAACTTCCTGGAACTGGCCCAGCATGGCAACACCCCCCAGGCCCGCGCCTACTGGCAGCGTCGCTGCGACAACTGGGGTAAGTAACCCGCCTAACCCCCCGGGGTCTAACCCGCCCCGGGGGTTGCACTAACCCCGCTAACCCTGTAATGTTCTCTGTGTCGGGCCGATTAGGGCGGCCCCAGCGGAAAGAGGTAAGGCAATGGAAACCATCCGAGTCTTCTGGAAGTGCCGGACTAAGGGCTGCAAGACTCACGCGGTTACCGACCTTAACGCCCGTCACGGTAAGCCCCTCCTTACCGGCACGTTTGAGCCCCTGTGGGGCGACGTGCACGATATTCACTCCTGGATGTTTACCAGCAATGACGCGGAGCGCACCGCGTACCGGGCCCTGTACGCCGCTAACGGCGCCTCCTGCTCGGAGCACGGCCCCATGGCCGGTAAGCACCTTAAGGGCACGTACAACCCCTCTAAGGTGTGCGACGGGCGTTGCACTAACGCTAAGAGCGCTGCATGTGATTGTCAGTGCGGTGGCGCTAACCACGGTAACCGCTGGGCCTCCTAAGAGGCCGGGGCCCCCGAAAGGGGGCCCTAATCTTTTTCCCCCAGGACTGTTGCACACCCCCGACGGGTGTGCTTTAATTAGGACAACGACAAGGGGAGGGGCTAACCGTGGTTACGGTACTCAAGTGGAAGCGGATTGAAGCGGGCCAGTATCACGCTTACGGGGAGACTCACTCTTACTACGTCGAGTGCCGCGAGAGTCAGTGGCGTATCCGCATCTTCAAAGACTCTAAGCCTGTAGCCCTCAACTACTACGGCGACAACAAGCGTGAGAACGTGATGTTGGCTAACGCGTTCGAAAGCCTGGGGGACGGTTACCGGTCCGCCGACCATCAACACCGCGAGCGGATTACGGAAGCGGTCGCGATAACCCACAAAGCCATTATGGCTGAACTCGGGGGGGACGTAGACACGGAGGTCGCTAACCCTGTAGCCTCTAACCACACCCCAGCGGAGGGAAACGAAATGGTCGAGGATGTTACCGGCGAAAGCCCGGAAACCCGCGCGGTAATGCGGGCCCTGGCTACGGAAACCAGCATGCATACCCAGGCTGGGGAGCGATTCCAAATGGGTTCCGTAGAGGAGTATGCAGAGGGCGCCCGTAAGTGGTTGGGTGACCAAACGGAATTGACCGGGGAAGAAATCGACGGAGCCGATTACTCCGTAGCCCTCGAATGGTTTCGGGAAACGGTCGGCTGGGTTGACCCGGAGGCCGCTAACCCGCTAAAGTCTGAAACACAATCCAGCGGAAAGGGTCCCATCGTGACCGACTCTAAGCTTTTCGTTCCGGCCAATCGACAGGCCGTTCACTTCACGGAGAATGCGGAAAAGTGCAACACCGTTAAGCGCGCGGCGGGCCGCGACTTTGCGGGTTACCCGTTCATTACCCTGGAGGAGGCGGAGCACATTAAGCCTTGCGCCAACTGCGCCCCCGAGGTGGAAGCGGAAATGACTCGCATGACGGAGGCCCTGGAGGCCAACCAGGACGCCGACACGGACACGGAGGGCACGGAGGCCGCCACGGAGGCCGTAGAGGCCCCGGAGGAGGCCCCGGAGACGGAGGACGCCGAGGCGGACCAGGACGACGACACGGAGGAGGAATCCCCGGAGGACCGTGCCGCCCGTGAGTTCAACGTTGCCGACCCGTGGAAGGCTTGGGAGAACTGGGGTCAGTTGGCTAAGGCTAACCGCCCTAAGGGCGGCGACGACGAGTCCCAGGCTTACCTTTACTGGGACGACAAGACCGCCCGAATCGGCGAGATTCTCGGGGCCGAATAAATCCCCTAACGGGGTTGCGCTAACCCCGAGCCTTAGGGCATAATCGTAAGCACGAGGGAGGGGCCCGAAAAGGGCCCCTCCTGAAACCCCAGCGGAAACCAGGGAAGAGGAACCGAAAATGGCCCGTAAGATTATCGAACTTGTTGAAATCACCGACGACGTTACCGGCGACATTATCGACGAGTCGGAGTCGGACACGGTCCGTTTCTCTCTGGATGGGGTCGCGTTTAAGCTGGAAACGTCTAAGGAACAGGCGGACGGTTTCCGGGAAAGGTTCGCTAAGTACATCGCTTGCGCGCAGCTTGACGAAGAGGCGGTGGCCACCCCCGCCCGCACCCGCAACACGGCCCCTATCCGCACCCGCACGGCGGGGCCCCGCCGCACTGGATCCGGCCACAGTAAGCCCATGGTTCGGGCCTGGGCGATCGGTGAGGGCGGTTACGACCTGGGAGACCGGGGCCGCATCCCGCAGAACATCATGGAGGCTTACGCCAGCGCTCACGGCATCAACGCCAACGACATTGACTGACCTCCGGAAACGACGAAAGGCCCCCGCCGAAAGGCGGGGGCTCTTTTGTGTCTAGGGGTTAGTTACTTACTTACTTACTCGGCCGTCGGGACGTCCGTGTAAAGGGCCTCCAGGACCTTAGAGTCATGCTCGGTAAGCGGGACAGTCTGAGAGTCCACATTGAGGCCCAGGACGGCCGCCAGGACGCCCAGGACGGCCCCTGCGGGGAGGTTGTGCACGTACACCGCTAGTAGGGGGAGGACGGTTGCCACGACCGCGTAAATGCGGGCACGGTTACGGTCAAGGAAAGACATTAAGGAGGCTCCTTACTTGTTGCCACGGGCTAACCCGTGTGGTTTAATCAATGCGTCGCCCCGGTTAGGGGCGAATCCCAGCGGAAAGAGGATTAGGACGATGGGTCACGAACTAATCGTTGCAAGGTGCGCTAACTGTCACGGTGTGGTTACCTTCAAAAGGGAGAACGCGGACCGTGTAATGGGGGTCCCGATTCTGCCGGAAACCGGTTTGCCGGTAGACGTTCAGGTTGTGGGCGGTGTGGCTCGTTCTCGGGAGTACACGCAGGATGAATTGGACCGTGCGCGGCGGAATCGCCAGCCCCTTTGTCTCGACTGTGCGGAACTCTCCGCCCGGTCCATGTGGTCCCGGGGGATGGTTCCCCCGATGATTGACCGCGAGGCTTACGACGTTTAGGCCTAACGGCTAACCCAAACCCCCCGCTAACGCGGGGGGTTTGCTAATCCTCTAACGGTGTGCTTTACTTAGCTCATCGCCCAGGGGGTAGGGCCCCAGGGCCCAGCGGAAGGAAAGCCTAATGGAGAGCAAGCCTAACCGGATCGAAATTTTCCACCAGACGGAGGACGGGGAAATCACGGAGTCCGACATTAGGAACTTTGATACTCCGGAAGCGGCGCAGAAAGAGCATGACCGCATGTACGAGGAAGACTCCGCGCAAGAGCTGGGGGTTTCCGGGGAAACCGATTACGTGTGGACGTACCTTTACGTAGACGGTAAGAACGTGGACCGGAGTTTCTACGAATGGATCTAACGGCAGGGGCCCCCGAAAGGGGGCCCTAACCCGTTGTAGCCCAAAGGGAAAGGGCCCCCAGGAGGGGGCCCTTTCTCCATTCCTGGTTAGCGGTGCGACATGCGGAAGCAGGCAACGCCCGTGCGTCGCATCTTGCTCGGGCACTTAACCCAGTGAACATCCGTGGGAACGGTAGGCGTAGCAGTCGAAACCGGGGGCTTAGGCGGCGCCGGGTCCCAAGCGGAAGCCGTACCGGCCATCGTCATACCGCCGACCAGCGCAGCCCCCAGGGCCACGCTAACTGTAATCATTCGAGCGTTCATGATTTCCCCTCCCTAACGTGATGCGCGGTATTACGCAACAAGCAAAAGCTAACCGATGAGGGGGGTTGATGGCAACGGTTTTTCGAAAAGTTCTTTTCCCGCGTTAGGGGTTGCACACCCGCCATGGGTGTGCTTCAATTCTCTTGTTGGGCCCGGGAGGGCCGGGCCCCCCAGGTGGGGATTTGAAAAATGGATAGAGACGCGGTTATCGCATTCGTTCGCGGTTACGCTTACGCCCAGTGGGGGAACCTCGCGGAAGCCTGGGACACCGTTTGGGAGGCAATGACCCCGGACGAGATTTGGGAAGTGGTCAAGGACGCCGAAGCTAAGGCGGAGGCTGCGGCGCAGGAAGCGGCGGAGGCCTGGAAGCAGGACACTGGAGGCACCGCCTCCAGCAAGCCCACCAAAGACGATATTGGCCGTTTCGCGGTCATCATCATGCGAGAGCACATCGCGCGCTAACGGTTAGGGCCCCCGAAAGGGGGCCCTTTCCCTTTTAGCCCTTGAAGATTGCAGCCCACTGGGCACGGCCACAAACCGTGTCCGCACGCCCGTGCGCCTGATACTGCGGGTGCCTAACCTGATAGGCCTTAACAGCGGCCTCCGTGCTCTTACCGTAGTAAGGGCCAGGCTTGCTCCCCTTGTAATACCTCCCGTAACCGATAGCGATTAGTCGCTTATCCAGGAGTGTCACGTAGGGGGACGAGTGACCCGGGTACAGCTTATCGAACCCCGGGAATGCCGGAGTCTTAGCCGGTAGCGTGACCTTTACCGGGTTCACGTAGGCCGGATAACCGTAACCAAGAACAGTAGGCACCTTACGTGCACGCGTACGCGTATAAGCGCCGTCGCCATTAGACTGGGAACCGGCATTGCCGCTAGAGGTGTTCCCCTCATAGGTGGTTATCGTGGTGTCCGTGTAGGACTTAACGATACCGACGTGATCTGCTAGGCCGTCGCCGTTCCAGTCATAGAACACAATGGCGCCAACCTTAGGGGTTTCCCCCCACTGCTTACGGGCCTTAAACCAATTCACGTGAGCGGGGGTGTAAGCGAACTTACCAATCACGGAAGCGTTACCGGACTTGTCTCCGCAGTACGAAATAAACATGTCGCACCACGGATTATGGTTTAGTCCATACCACTTACCGAAAACGGTATCGTTATTGGTGCCCTCCTTATATGCCTTATCAACCCACGTCTTGCACTCGGCAAGCATGGCGTTAACGCCAGACATGGCTACTCCTTTCTTTTGGGCATGAGAAAGGCCCCACCCCGGAGGGGATGGAGCCTGTACGTCTAGAGGGCCCTAGGAGGCCCTGGAATCCTTGTCCGGGGGCGTGGCGCCGACCCGGGTCTCTACGGCCCGCACGGGGCCGCTGGGCCCCCGCAGGGCCGCCATAACTTCCGTGTGGTGAGCCGTGACCAGAGTTGAGAGATCAGCGATAGCCCGTTCCCCCGTCACGAGGGAACGCAGGGCCGCATTCTCGATTTCCAGCCGGTCAACACGAGTAGTTAGATCCCGTACCGTGGCCTCTAGCCGGTCGGCACGGGTCTTTTCAGCCTCCGCATTTTCTTTCCATAGTCGTGCCGATTCCGTATCCGTTTCGGATCTCATTTTGACGAATGCGGAACCAACACCTACTAGGGCACCACAAATGCCCAGCACCAATCCCGCATAATCCATGAAACATAACCCCTCTTAGTAAGGCACTGGCTTAAGATCGTGATCCACGGGGGTGCCCACGTTGTAAACGGAAATAGTCGTATTCCAATCACAAATACCGCCATTGACGGTTACGCTATGCTGGATTCGCTCCACTTGCAGATAGGTTGTAGCCCACGGGGCATAATCAGGCAGATTAGTTAGCGTGATAATGCCCAGGAGGTCAAGCCTTAGAAGCTTTGCGGCCATAGGGTAATTAGCGGCGAGATTAAACGTGAGGTCACCTAGTTGGACTTTAGGTTCGTCGTATGCATCATCGCCGCCTAGCAAGTCGGCAACTTGCTGTTCAACGTTTGCCGCAACAGACAAATTACTCTCGAAAGAGTAAACCCTCTTTCCGTAACGCTGTACGGAAGTCGTGTCAATATTGGTGTACGTATTACCGCTATTGATGTGCGTACCCTCAACATAGTTGTAAATCTTCGTGATATCCGCCTCATAAGACCAGCCGGGTTCCGGCGCCTCACCCTGGGCAAAGTCAAGGGTTATACCCTGCCCAACAGTGGGGGTGCCGTTTAGGAGGGCGGCCACAGTGTCCCGCTTAAACCACGAAATGCGGCCGTCTCTATTGGCGTAAATGAATCCGCGCAAGTCCTTAGCGATATCCTGGACAACACTTAGGGCAGACGAATTAGTGAACGTGGCCGGGTAAAGGTTGTAGCCGGTTGTAGGGCCGGTATCAACGTCCACCGCCGCATAGCGGGTAGGGTTCACACACTGGCAGATATACCGGAGGGCGAACCCACCGGTCTTAGACGGGGCCTTTTCCCAAAGCTTCGCCGTATACCTGTCCGTAGGGCTAAGAGCGTTACTCGTCGATAGCGACAGGTGGGACAGGAAGCCCACGTATTGCCACCGGAACGTGTTTCCCGTGGTGTCGGGAGACGCGCCAATGTAGTAATCATCCGCCACCGGCGCGGCCCCTGTGGGGGTCGTGGTGGACCCTGCTAGCACTCCGTCAACGTAAACGGAAATAGCGCGACCCCCGTTAGAGGGGTTCGTGAGAGCTGCACCGTTAATCACAACGAAATGCGGGTTACCGTCAAAGAGAGTGCCTCTAGTCTTAGCGACCAGGTAACCAGTGCTGATATGTGCCCAGCGGGTGTAAACGTAGTCGCCGTTAGCGTCGCCGAATAGCGACACTAGATGTGTGCTAGCCCAATCGGACCATCGGGACGCGGCGAATACCGCGTAATGCGATCCATCAGCCGGACGGGAACCGGCTGGAACCTTAAACCAGAATGACAGCTGAAAACCGGTATCCGGTGTGGAGGTGATACGGAACGCGTTAGACATAGTGGCGTTCGTGCCAATATAGGTTCCCGCCGTAGAGGGCGAGGGGGCAGAGAACTGGAGACACGTACCGTCATTAGCGCCACCCACAAAACCTGTCACACCAAACGTGAGAGTAGCCGCGCCCGACGTCGAGTTAACCATGTTTCCGCCACCAGCCGTAGAGTTAAAACCGTCCAGGGCCCTAGTGCTACCCGCTGGATCATCAAACGGGTAATACATCACTAGACTGGGATCCGCTAGCACTCCACCCCTAACAGGGTTAGGGAGAATCGTGTCAGAGAAAATGCGGAAATCGTCCGAGGCGGTTAGTTCTACCTCCTGATTACCGTAAGGGTTATAGGTGGTGGAGGACCACTTTTCGACGTAGCCGTTAAAGGCCGGTTCGGCGCCGTCGCCGTACGCATAATCCAGCGGGTTAGCATCCGTGGTGACGTCCTGAACCTGGAGACCCATAAACTCAATTGCGTAATCCGATGTGACGTTCTGAGAAAGAACGGCGTCACCAAAATGGTTAGTGATCCGCAGATCAATAGACTTGTGATCAGCAACGGTGTTAATGGTCTGGTCGAATCTAAACCATGTGCCATCCGTGGGAGTCCAAGCAACAGAAGTAAAATTCCAGCTAGAGCTATTGTTAGCTCTGTCGAAAGTCTCCACACGGAATGTGCCCGACGGGGGAATGCCAACGCCCGTGTCTGCTCTAGCCCAGAAACGAATACGGTACTGACGGTTAGCGTAAATGGGGGTCTGCGCGTAAAAGCCTGTAACCCCTACAGCCGTTCCGGTCACAGCGTTAGCTGTGGCCTTATTCATCTTCACCCGGAACGACGTGTTGCCAGCATCGGCCGTAGGCGGGCTACCGACGCTTTGGAAAGAGTACGTCCACCAGTGTTGCCCGGAGGGGCCGTCCGTCCGCTCAAAGCGCCCTCCAGGGGCGTAAGACTCCTGCCCCAGGATCGGGGAAGCCACCCAGCGGGGCATAAGGTTGCCCCCCATGACGGAATGAACCTTTACCCGCCTGTTCGGCGTAACCTTGCTCTTATAGGCGCCAAAAGCTGAATCAAAAATAACGTAAGGATCATCGTTGTTTAGGTGACACTCCTCCAGGAGGAGGTTAGTAGCCGTGGTGCCAGTAGAGTTAGAGAATCGGACCTTAACAAAATAGGCGTCTACCGGTACCTCGCACGAAAACGTTCCCGTAGTGGCCGTGGTGTCACTGCTTACCGCAATGGTTGCGGTGAGAGGATGTGACCTAATGAGCACCTGGTTAGCGTTATACCAATCAAGGTTAGGCCGCAGGGTCATAGTCGCATCACTGGACGAAAACTTACGCCACTTAAAAGTGCCAACCAGCCGCGTAGTACCGACGACCGCAGTAAGCGGCGCGGACACGAGGGAAAGCCCTGTGCCGCCTAGGGTGGGGATAGTTACCTTAAGCGTACTCTTGCCCGTCGAGGGCAGTGTGTAGTTAGAGAGGGTTACGCCGTTCGATACGGCGAATACGTTAGTGACCGAGGGGTTTACTACGTTAGCGGCGAATAGTTCATACCCTGCGGCATTGATGCGCTCGGGAGTAAACCGCCCATCGGTATTATCCAAATTCATGGAAATGGTGCCAGTCTCAAACTGATCTAGTTCAAAAGAGCGCCCACGGGAAGTACTGAAAGAGCTAACCCATGAGGTTACATCGGAAAAGGTTGGGGTGTCGCTAATCTCCGATTCGAAAGCGACCGCAGCATTAGGGGAAAGTCTCACATTACTTGCCATAGGGTTTATAAACGGGGCGGGCCCCGCCCTGGATAAGATACTTACTTACCTACCCAGGGACTAGAGCCCGCTCCTTCCTCCGTTCCTCTTCTTTAGGCGAATGAACTCATCACGCACATGACCGGAAATAACCTTTGCTAGATCCCTTTCAGTGGTGACGTGCCCAGCGACATGAACGTTAATAACAGCCGGTAGCGTCTCCTTAGAGTTGCCTCGGACGTAAACCGCGTCCGACCCGGACGCATTAGCGTTGGCAGTGGAGGCCCCCAATCGCGCATGCTCCTTAAGGGCATCCCACCCGGCCGTCCTGTGAGTGGCGCCGCGATTGACTGCCCAGCCGAGAGCCCTACCGGCTATCTCGGCCTCACGTACGCGCCGATTTAGGGCTCTAATGAAGCCCTCGGCGGTCCAGTCACCAATTTTGGCCATAACCCGACTAGGGGACTTAATCCCCAAAGCCTTCTTAATAGCCTTAACCATGGACCGGGCTATGTCCAACATGGTCTTTTCAATGGCCTTTTTCTGCTTTTTCAGACCCTTAACTAGACCCTTAGCGGCATTAATGCCGGTGTCGTACATTGAGCTAGAGGAAACCTTGCCCGCCTTAGTGGCGGCATCTGCTAGCTTCTTTTGCTGGTCATTAATGGCCTTAATCTGCTCGGGGGTGCCGGACGATAGGGCCGCCGCAGCCTCCGAACCGCCCTCTACACCCTGTTGCACAATTTGGTCAATGACGGCACTAGAGACACCCTTAGCCTTCATTGCCGCAATATTCTGCGCAAACTTCTGGGCCTTAACCGCAGCGTCCTTTAGCTTTTGCAGAATGGATCCGGTAGAGACAACCGAGCCATCATCGTTGGACGTAATATTTGCAGAGCCAAGAATGTTACTGCGGACGTTGGCCGCATAGTCAGACTTAGCCTTTTTGAGATCAGACAGTTTCTTTTCTGCCGCCTTTAGCTTCGCCGCGATTTTGTCGCGCATCTTAGCTAGACCCAAAAGCTTTTTATTGTCCTTAGAGATAATGTCGCTCAGCTTTTGCAGAGCGCTCTTAGTCTTACCGTGAGATCCCTTAATGGCCTTATGGATAGCGTCCGCTAGCTTCTTTGCGGTGGCCTTAACCTTTGCCGACGTGCCAGTCATACCGACCACTAGGCCCATACCGGCCCACTTACCCAATTCCTTTGTCACCTTTGAAGGTGACGCAATACCCAGAACCTTCTTAATACTGTTCGGGATATAGGAAGTGACAAAGTTCTTCACCTTTGAAGCAACCCAGGAACCTAGGGAGGTAATACCGTGAACTAGGCCCATGACAATATCTTTACCGATACTACCCATTCCCTTAATGATGCCCTTAGCGGAATTGGTTATGCCATTCCAGACACCCTTTACGGCGGAAACGATAGCGCCCTTTAGGCCGCTCACGATATTCTTTAGGCCTGTCCAAACCTTTTTCCAGTCACCGGTTAGGATTCCGGAACCGACCTGGAAAAGACCCTGTAGGACCTTAAAGAGTCCCTTTACGATTCCAACCACAGTGTCAATAGCCCCGGAGATCACCGACTTTATGGTGCCTCCAAATTTCTTCCAAATATAGGAAGCAACCTTAACCAGGGTCTTTATGTAGTCGCCAATAAACGTCATAGCTGCACCCACGGTCTTAGCGACCTGGGACACTACGGGCTTAATCTTCGGTAGCTGTTCCTTAAACCAGGGCATGAAGTGCGTTTTGACGAAAGTCACTGCGCCACCCATGGCGGTCTTTACGCCGCTCATGGCATTAGTGAAACCCGACTGGAGGGGGGCCAGAGAGCTACCCCCACTTTTGGCCTTATCGAAAAGGCCCTGTAGGTAACCCGTTGCGGTATGAATGCTGGGCCCAAAATGCTGACTAAGATAAATCGTCAGCTTGTTAAGGGACGGCAGGACATAGTTACCGATAGCCTGGACGAAACCTTGCTCTAGCTTGCGCTTAAAGATGTCGATACGCGTTGACGCGTTATCCCTTAGGGTGTCACCCATCTTCTTTGCGGAACCGCCGACCTTACCCAGGGCGGAGGTAGCCTTAGACGGATCAATGCCCGCAAGGGCCTTAGCCATATCCTCCGACTGAGTGCCGAATAGCATCGCTGAAACTGTCGCCTGCTTCGCAGGATCCTTAATCTTTTTCAGCTTGTCGATTGTCTGCTGTAGCGCTTCCTTAGCGGAAGAACCCCCACCCGCAACCTTCTTAGCCATATCTTTAGCGTTAAGACCCAGGGCCTTAAAACCCTGTTGTGCGTTCGTGTCATTAAGGTTAATCGCCCTTACGCGGAATTCCTTAAGAGCGTCCGCCGCTAGGTCGGTATTCCTAGCGCCACCCTTCATAGCCTGGACGATGATTCCCATAGCGTCCTCACCGTCAAGGCCCAAACCTTGGAACTGGACGCCATACTCGTTAAGGGTGTCTAGGAGGTCATCGGCCCCGTTGGGTCCAACATTCTGGAATCCCCTAGTAATGATGTCCAACGCTTCCGTAGCATTCTTCGCCATACCTGTACGCATCATCTGACCCACCGCATTAGCGGTGCCGCCTAGATCCTGGTCAAAGGTGTGGGATACGTCAGCAACCTTTGTAGCGATTTCCTCTAGCTGAGCATTAGTCGCGTCCGGGGGGGCTAGACCGGAAGACATTACCTGTCCGATAGCGTCCGCACCCTCCTGGAAGGTGTCAACAACTCCATTGGTGTAAAGGTCTCCCGCCGCCTTACCGGCCTTTTTAGCCACCTCATCCGAGGCACCCAAAGAAGCCTGTAGCTTGTCGATAACCTTTTCCTGGTCCATGGCCTGGGCTATGCCGTCCATGAGGACTTCCCCAGCCTTAGCGGCTAGGCTTCCCACGCCCTCCAGGATTGCGGGGTTAATGGCGTTGAAGCCCGCTAGGAGGCCGCGTCCGCCCCCGGAACCGGCCTGTTCGCCCGCCTGGGCCATATCGTCGGCCGACTGTCCTACACGCTGCCCAAGCTGCTGTAGGGCGCTCATCGCGTCGGACGCATCACCGGTAATAGTGATAGATAGATTCTGATTACTGCCCGACACGTTTAGCCCCTCCTGTAAACCTCCTGCCGGTGTTCCTCAAACGCGTTAAACACGTCCAACGGCATGCGCATTAGTTCTTCAAACCCGATTCCGTAAAAGCGGCAGAACGCTGCATAGCCCTTAAGGATTCCTAGTCTTTTGGGTCGTCCTCCGGGGACTCCACCTCAAGTTCAACCGCAGGGACGTTAAACGCATCCTCGTAACTGAACTCCGCATCCTCCTTGCGCTTAAGTAGCCACACGAGAGCGATAAGGTGACCCGGGTCAAGGTCCGTGTCCTTAACGGGACGGCCCCGGGAATCCTTCACAACTTCCCCGGTTTCCGGATCCTTCTTAACCTTCGGAGAAAAAGCGTCCTGGACGCTAACGCCAGTCTTGTCCTTAAAGAGGAACATGTCACCGAGCGTCAAACTGTTAGGATCGAAAATAACCTTCATGGTTCCTACTCCATTTCTGATTAGTCCGGGAATGCGTGACGCATAGCCCGGGAAAATGCTTCATAGTAAGTTCGTTCTACGTCGTAATGCTCAACCTCATATTTCGACTGGAAGAAGAAATACCCGGCACGCCGGTAAGATTTGAACTGTCCGTAGTGGTGGGCGCCAAATTCGGCACCCATGGCATAAGGCCACTGAGGGCCGCCGTACTTAACCTTTACGTTGCCGTACTTCCGTTCAACGCGCGCGGAGCGCATAGCCTTAGGGGCCACGCCCCCGAGTTGATTAGCGCGCTTCCTAGCACGCTTAAGGACTTCCTCACCGATTTCCATATCGGTCTTGGAAACAATCGACGGCATTTCGGCCGCCATTTCTCTAAGCGCAGCCTTAAACTCGTCGAATCCTTCCGGCGTAAAACCGGTACCTGACTTTCCCCACCCGCCCCGGGGGCCGGAACCTCGGGAACCGGCACCACGGGACGAGCGACGGCTAGCCCTAGCCATCCTTAGACGGCCGTGTCTAGAGACTTGTAAGCAATGGTGATCGCGTCATTTCCGGTCAGGTTAAGAGCCTTACCGCTAATGGAGATATCCGGTAGCTTTCCAGCCTCCACATTCGGCGTAGCCTCATCAAACCGGGCGTTAGGGATCGTTACCGTAATCGTCGGGAACTTAGTGGGCTGGGCAGGGACCGGAGGCACACCGCCCCACGTAAACGACAGGGCCCCCAGGGCGCCGGACGCGGTAGCCGCTACAACCTTGTTGTAGGCAGTCATAGAGTCAAAGTCGCCCTTTAGCTCAAAGCTAATGTCGCGAGCCTTTTCCTCTCGCGGCTCCCGTCGACCAACGCCAATCGCCCAACGGTCATCCTTAAGGCCGTTGTCGCCCTTAATGGAAACCTCGGAAACAGCAACCGTCGCGGCGTCCACAGTGAACGTACCGCCGAGGTACGTAAAGAGGTTCGCGCTAGCCGGGTAAGTCGGCGTAACCGGCGAACCGACACGAACCGTTTCCTTAGAGAAAAGGACGTCCAGGTTAAGGTTTAGGACACCGTCAATCTGATTGGAAATCTCCCAACCATTAACCTTACCGCCCGTGTAATTGAACTGCGAAAGGGCGCCGGACGCGTCAACGCGTCCAACTTCCGCAGTAAAAGACTTACCCGCTAGATCAGCAATCGTAGCGGTAAAGACGCTAAACCCGTCCGGGTCAGCAGTGCCCTTAACGACGTTGCCCAGCATGTGCTTAAGCCAAAACGCGTAACTCTTGTCCAGGACTTCCAGCTCTAGGGAGCCCTCGGCACCCTTAGGGTTGGGTGCGAATCTATCCGCGCGCATAACGCGCTGGCCGTTCTGCATGGCGGACGATTCGACGCGCTCATACTTACCGGCAATGGATTCCTTGGATAGCTCATAAAATCGGGAAACGGAAACGGCAGTGCCGTACGTCACCTCATCAACGGCACCAACGTATGAATCAAATACGCTCGACATTAGCCCTCACTCTTCTTTGTAGTAATTCGGGCCTCCGCCCAGTCATCACGGGTAATTAGGTCAACGCCAATCGGGTCGGGAACCTCTACGGTCTCCCCGGCCGCTACGGTGAGCCCCAGCGACGGGACGTCAACGGCCCCGTAAGGGCCCTGGTAAGTAACCTTCACTCCGGCTACCTCCTTTCATTGTTCGGCCCTCACACGGGCACCTAGCGGTTCTCCCGGGCCTTAATCTCGAATGACCCTTCCCACTGGGCCTCAAAGCCCTCGGGGGTAGGCCAGGAAATGAGACGCTCCGGGGCCATAACAGAACTGATCGCCACCCCGCCTAGGGACGGCTCGCTTTCCACGGCCTTACGGCAATACTCGGCAACCCCCAGGGCCGCCGTTTCAACGTCCTGGGCAGTGGACGCAGGGATATCAACGCTAATCACAAAGTGAACGCTGTAATCCGTCTCAACCTGCCTATTTGTCTTCCATGCCGTATTGACCCAATCAACCTTACCCAACATCACCCATTGCTTTTCAGTGCTACGGGGGATAGACCAGGTGATTTGATAACCGGAGAGTTCAGGAATGGCGCTAATGCGGCCCAGTAGGGCCGCCTTAACGTCAAGCGCGTTAGACATTAGATAAGCCACCTTTCCACGTCGTAACGCGAAAGGATGGCGTCCACCTCGGGGAGGCCGGTTTCAAAACCGGCTCGTCCCGCAGTAGCGAGCTGATAGGTGCCCATGTCGTTAACCTGGAAGGAAACGGCACGATCCGGGATGCCGGAGTTAATTGAGACAAGCAAGTCTCTAACGCGCAACAGGGCAGCGCGCTTAACGTCTGCCGGAGGCGGAGAAATGCCGTACTCGTAAGAGACGGTAATGACCGTCCCCGAAGATAGGGCCCTATCGAACTGGACACCCGGAATGGTGGTGTCTGTAATACTGGCCGTGTCAACGGCCACCCCGTCAACCGTAAGAGACTTGACCTTAGTCACGTCCCAATCCGGGAAAGGGATAAAGTCTGCGTCATGGCTAAGGGTGTCAGTAAATGACTTCCCCCTCAGCACAAAGGATCGCCCGGTAATCCGCTCGAATTCCTCTTCCGTTGCATCACGGGCGGCGATAATTAGAGCCGCTGGGAACTTACCCGTGTTGGCTAGAACCTCTTCAAACGCTCGGACGTCCTTAACGGAGACGATGGGCGATTCGGTTACCTCAAACACAAAGCGCCGGTAGCCGGTGCTGTGGGACCAGTAACCCGTGTACTCCCCCAGGGCCCCAGGCGTCCACTGGGCGGCCCATAGAGCGCCGCTCCCGTTCGCGGCGATATCAACTACCGCCCCGGGGTCGGTAGGGACTGCTGTACGCCCCTGGTAGACCTTTAGGCGCACGCTACTGGCCGTGCCGCCGTCCTCATCATCTGCGAAATCGACAGACAGGCTTACGGCCCGTCCTAGGCGTAGGCGCACGCGTGCGGCCTCCTTACTTACTTAGATACTTACTTACTGCTTACGGGGTCGTCCCCGCTTAG